AAGTATTTCTCTGGATCCTTAAGCATTGCAGAAGGATATACAGAACTATCACCGACAACGATGCGATTTCCTTTACGCTCAAAGACTCCATATTTTTCTCCTAATTCTAATAGTCCATAGTAGGGATCTAATCCCCTTTCATCATAGAATAACCTAGTAGCAATCTTGGCACTCTCTTTTGTGAACCTACTCTTCTTAGTTTCACATTTAATAATGTTACCAATCACTTCCTTACCATCTTTCTCTTTAGATTTGCTGAGGAAGATGATAGTAGATGCAGCGTACTTGAGTCCACTACCTCCACCCATTTCTTTCGTAGGCATATAAGCACCTACAACATCATATGTATGGTTGGTAACTATTAAGGGAATATTACATTTTGATAGTTTAAGTGTAAGAACTCTAAAGATTGACTTAACAACTTGTGCTCTAGTCATATCTCTAGTCTCTTTACCTGCTTCACTATCCTCAATCTCCTTTGTTGTTGATAACATACCAAGAGAATCAAGTACAAATAACATAGGAGGATGATTCTTATCCTTCAATAAGTTATCTGCTACCATCAATGCTTGTTGTCTGAACTGTTGAACTGTTACTACAGGTATGATAACGACACGTTTGGTATCCACACCACGATCAGACAGTAAATCTTTACTGATAGCACCTTCTGATTCAAAGAATGCTACACCTGCTTCTGGGTGTGTCTTGAGGAAGTGTTTAATGACACTGATCGTGAAGAACGTTTTCCCCGTAGAGGACTCACCAGCCAACGCAGTAATTTTGTTGGAAGGTATACCACCGTATATGGAACCGCTAACAAGAGCATTAAAAATGTAACTTCCAGTATCAATAAAAGAAGATACGTCGCCAGCAGCAAGTCCGTCGTCAGCGATTGAAGCATACTCATTGTCAATAGATTTAATAATGTCTTTTAAAAAGGATGTTGTCATAGGAAAAATTCTTCTAGGGATGCTACTTTCTCTGCCTTCCAGTTGATCGTATCAAGGATGACCTGTAAAGGATCAAGGAAACTCTTCTTGAATTGTAGATCGTAATCTATGGATTTGTCAAGGTCAAATTCACGTGGAAGAGTTTGGAAGAAAGAGACCACGTTCTCCCCTATTCGGTTCGGAGTCCTGAGATAGAGGAATTTGACCTTCTCTCCTTCTTGGATAAGAGGGTACTTATGTGTGAGTTTCTTATGCTTAACGTGGAAATTATATAGGAGAGCACCACGAACGTGGATTGGAGTACCCTTAACATATATCCCAGAGGTACCACTAAATTTAGATAGATTATTGCAACCTCTAGGGAAAGCAATATCTTCAGGAGGAAGTGATTCAAACTTCTCTCTAAACTTAGCAATGTATTCTTGTACATCTGCTTCTGATCCATTCATAATAACTCTCAGGGCACCTCTAATCGCATCACGACAGGAACCTGGAGTTGAGGACTTAACACACTCAACACCCATAACTTTTAGTTTGGGTTCTTTATATTGCACACCCTCACTGTTCCATACATTAAGGATGTATCTCTTCTTTGCTGTCCAGATGCCTTTGTTAGCGATGTTCTCTCGCTTCATAAACATCTTCTGGTCATATGCATTTACATAGGTTGCCAATTCTTCGTAAGAATTTTGTATATACTTTTCAAGTTCCACATCACACACCTTTTCAAGGAACCTAAGAGTGTCCTTATCGCTCTTCTCTCCGTTCTTGAATACAGCTTTAACCAGAGGACCCAAGTTAAGATAAATGGAATCGGTATCAGAAGCAATAACATAATCAGTCTCCGTAGTTTTTAAAATTTTGTTTAGATAAGAGTTAACCTTGTTCTCTATCCACCTGATAGAGACCTGACCTGATAATGTAATTGCTTCAGCGTTAGCAAGGTTATAGTACCTGAAATACTGGTTGCCAATAGCACCATAGGCAGAGTTCAGTTGGATCTTACGAGCCATCTGTATATTATTATATGCAGAAATATCATCTTGAAGTTTTGTTTCACCAGTTTCCTCATACTTCTGCTTCGCTGCCAACATTTTTTTCTTGAAGATCACACGTTCATCGTAGATCTTCTGCATCATTTCAGGGAGGAAGCCGTGAATGTCCCTGCGATATTGTGCTCCATTGGCACACACGGAATAATCTCCAGAGATCCCGACTTGTTGATTAAGCAATCCTTCAACAGTTGCGGTTGGATGTCTTCTCTCGACGAGGGTTTCTGGAGATATATTATACTGCATAATAAGATGAGGGTAGAGGCTGTTGAGGTCAAAGCTAGCAACCCAGTTATATAAACCAGGTTTTGGCTCCTTGACATACGCACCAGCATACTTGTCATCTTTCTTCGCTTCGATCTTCGGCGGGACACAGATTTTACGCTCCTTTAGATAATTGTATATAAGTGTATCCCAGACTCGCACCTGTGAATACACGTCTTGGAAGTTAACTTTAGCATCATAAGACATAACCACTGCTAGTTCCAGTAGTTTCATCTTCTTCTCTAGTCTGTGTACGAGGTCAACGTCTTTGATGTTGTACTCTACAAACTTATCCCAGTCATTAGTATAGAACGCTTTAAAGTTCTCATACTGTGAATGATCTAACTTACCTTCACCTAATTCAACTGTAGCAATATGCTCTAGTCGATAGGACTCTTGATTAGTATAGGTGAATTTCCTATAAAGATCAAGATAGTCTAGAATTGATACCCCTAAAATATCATATGAAAGGTTCCTACGTCCTTGGATGTAGACCTCTCTCATATTTACCTTGTTCCAAGGAGATAGACTCCTCTGAAACTTAACACCTAGGATCTTCTCGATCCTACGACAGATATAAGGTATATCATATAGGTTACAGTTCCATCCTGTAATGATGTCAGGAGTATTCTGTACCCACCAACTGTGGAAGTCAGCAAGCATATCCTGTTCATTAGAGAATGATCTATAATTCTGACTATTAAAATCTCTAGTACCCCAAGTCATAAACTTGCCACTAGCAAGATCCTTAATAGTAATAAGGAGCATTCTCTCAGAACACGCATCTACATCAGGGAATCCATTCTCACATTCAACCTCGATGTCAATAGTATAGATCTTCATCAGATCCATCTGTGCACGCATATCGTGAGGATACTTCTCACTAATCCACTGGTATATAAACCTCTCATATCCGTGTACTTCAAATCCTTCTACACCTTTATACTGTTCTATAAATTCTCTGGCACGTTTGGCACCATCCTGTTTGACAGGTGCCATAGGTTTACCATCAAGAGTCCTCCACTTACCTTTCGGTGATGGAACAAACAACGTTGGTTTTATAATCTCTCTATATGATACAGGTTCTCCATCCTCATACCCTCGGCACAGGATGGAGTCCCCTAACAGGGTCACATTTGTATAGATTGAACTCAAAGTGCCTTCTTGTAATTGGTCACGGTGTCTTCCGATGGATCCACTATAGTCAAAACTACGTCAGATGTCAAGAAAATATCTCGTTGATCTGTGTAGAGTGGATACTTTGTGAACTGTCCATCATCAATCTTATAACAGTTGGAGATCAAGTAACTGGGTTCTTCATCCAGTTCAGTGACCTCACCCATCAAGTGATTGTGATCCTTCAGGACTATTATTTTCAATGGATTCATTGTGATGTGCTTTAACTAAGGTTTCCCACTTCGCTACGACTTCTGGATGTGGTGTGTAGACTGTTGCTACGTTTGAAAGGACTACTAGAGTCTTATTATTAAGTGATAAAGGAATCCAAGGGAATAATTGTAGATTCAAATCATTAATTTTCTGAGGTTCAGAGGATATATTCTCCTCGAATAACATCTCAGCAGTAGCATCTAGTTGAACTTGGTAAGGATTAGTGACCATATACCCAATAGGACTATAGGTCTCTTGATTAGGATATGCTTCCTGTACCTCACCTATTACGTCCTCTCCGTTGAGCATTCTTACGATTTTTACGGTCATAATTTTTCTCCATTAATTGATAGTATACACCACGAACGACATCACCGAAAGCCTTACGTGCTGTTATGTTCTTTTCCTCTGATATTGTACGTGCTAGGTACAAAATCTCTTCAACGTCAGAGGTAGGGATGTCAAGAGTGACACTCTCGTAATCATCTGTACCCCTTGGTGCACAGTTAATGTAGTAATTCACATTGGGTCTCCAAATAAAAAGAGACCCTTGGGGGTCTCTTCAGTTGTACATTATATATGTTAGTAATCATCGTCACTTGTTTGTGACTCCACCCACTCAGCATTGTTTCTACAGTATGCATCAGCATCTATTTCCATATGCCAGTGGGTGACGGTATGGAGGGTCTGTATCATAAACATCATACCTAATGTCAGCACAGGTCCTATCCATAAGGGGTGCATAATTATTTCACCTGGTGTTCGTTTCATACTATATCATACACCTTTTTCTTCTGTGCTTCAGGCAACACACGAGTCAGGGTTACATTAAGTAATCCGTTGTTTAGTTTAACGTCAGTAACCTCAACATCATCTGACAGGTTGAATGACTTGTCAAATGAACGTGCTGCTATCCCTCTGAAATTATATTCTCCTTGCTTATCCTCTTGGACTTTAGTGGATTTGATATGAAGTTGATGTCTCTCTGTAGAAACTTCGACATCCTCCTTACTCCATCCTGCTAATGCCATCTCGATCTTCCACTTATCGTCACTCTCTTTGACGATGTTATACGGTGGGTAAGATGTGCTTTGGGGGTTCAATCCAAATGCGTGTAATCTTGTTAGTGTGTCATCTAGTCCGACACTATACTTGTTGATTGCGTCAACAAGAACATCCATATCTTTGGATGCAAAATTTGAGAACCTTGTAAGTCCAGTCATTGTTTTTCTCCTTTAAAAGCGAGGTTTGATTTTGTGGTCCCCGAAGGCAACCACCTATATTTAGCGTTTATAGTACAAATATACAAGTTCGGTTGGAGTAGAAATGTCCGTATTGATACCTAATTTCAAAGCTAAGTTTGGCTAAATAGGGGTGAAAGGTATCGTGGAATTATGAAAAAAGCATCCTTACTTTTCGGTATGGCATTGCTAGGGTTTACATTACCAGCACGTGCAGATTTGACGCATAGATTGACTAGCTCAGTTCAACTACAGGTTGACTCAGGATACACATCAGTATCACGTGCAGGAAATTCTTATAGCACCAGTGGCTCTGGTGTCAGCACAACTATTACACCGTCTGGTGGTAGTGCTGCTAGTGACCTAGGTGGTATCTCTGCTATAAGCACTGCAGGTGTAGCAACTTTTGCACTTCCTGATGTAGCACAGACAACCCAAGGTAATTCATACAGCTTTACACAGAATATAACTACTGGTGACGCTATCGTAACTACTGCTGCTGATGTAGGTGACGTTAATGGTTACAGTAACACAGTTTCTACAGCACCTGGTAGTGCTGGTGCATTGGCTGGAACCCTTAGTACTGCTGGTGCCATTGGTTTAACAGCTGGTGGGGCTGGTACTTCAGCTACGGGACAGTTCGTCACAGAAGTCACCATACGTTGATCGGCTATATAAAATGAGACGTATAGGACTCCTACTATTATGTTTCTTTGGTGTACCACTGAGAACCCTTGCGGTGCCTGTGGTCCCGAACTTTCAGCAGGGCTCGATGACGAGTCACACCGAGACTGAAAGTACAATTACGGAGACCATAAATTCTATAGATTATCGTACAGGATGGGAATACTCAGTGACAGGGGTAGGCGTTTCCAACAATGGAGAAGCTTTGAACCCGAACGTGAACACGTCAACCGTGACAATAAATCCACAAGTGGGATCAGGAGATGGAGCACTAACTGGCTCGGTCACCTCTCAATACGACAACTTGGACTTCAACAATCAAGGAACGTTCACAATAACGACTCCAGGAGAAGCCTTTCAATTTACCCAGAGTTATCAAGGACCAGGTATGACCAACCAGACCCTGATCCAGAGAGTGACCCAGATAAAAAGTGTGACAGACACAACAAGTACGTTTACCCAGTGATACCAAGGGGTTTCGGGAATGCAAGAAGAATATACAGAACCACAGCCGCTGCTATCCTTGGTAGTTTTACTTTTCTTCCTAGTGGTACTGCTCTCGCTGAAGGTGTTGGTGGTGTAAGTGCTACTGCTAATCCTATAGCCAACTCGTCGGGCTCAGTCACCAACCAGGCAATACAGGTTTTACAAGGTCCGTATATAACTAACACTTATGGTGGTGGTGTACAGTGTCAAGGTAGTACGTTCAACGTGACACCATACGTACAGTTTGCAGATTCAAGGAAAGATCCTTGGGAAGATTTTTATAACGAACCACAATATAATATGACTGACCTGACAGGTAAGACTACCAAACAGACAGTCACAGTTAAAAACTATCCTTGGGAGTCTTGGTATGACACAAGGACAAAGGCAGATGGAACTAGATGGTTCCCAGATGGTGAAGATATGCAGATAGAAATGGATATAGATGGTCCAGATGGTGTACCTGATGTAGTATCCAATGGCAGTATGGATCCTACGTGGTACAAACCAATAAGAACTGATATGAGAGCCAATCAAAGTCTTAACCTTGGTGTATCTGCAACACTATCAATACCACTGAACCGTAAGCTAGTTAAGCAATGCCACGAGGCTGCACAAGCACAGATTGCTATGCAGAATCAGTTAGTATCTAATAAGCGTTTAGACTTTGAATTAGCTCGTCTTAAAAATTGTGGTGAACTCAAAAAGAACGGCATATTTTTCCATCCAGCATCACCTTATCACGCAGTATGTGCTGACGTAGTTGTTACAGCAGCAGGTGGACAAGTAATTCCACACACACATAACATAAGTAGACCTACTTTTGAGGAACCTACTTCTTCTTCTGAGCCTTCTTCTTCAGAGGAAGTAACCCCTTCTTCTTCCGATACTCATCTGCAAGAACCTCAGAACGAGAAGGACGATAAGTTGTCTTTCCTAGGATTGAATTTACCTTGGTTACAACCTTCTTCACAGCAGGTTTCACCACCCTCAGCAGCAAGTCAGCTAGGGGTTTGGCAAGTAGGGCACTCGATGCAGCCACAGATGCTATCACCGCAGTCGTCGTCACAATCTGAGGACTAGGTAGATACGCTTCTGCCATACCAATATCCTCATATAAAGTTACACATATTTTTTCACCATCAGGGTTCTTAGGATCCCTCTGCAATTCAAATCCACTGACCTTCTCTTTCTGGCTCTGTGCTACATCACCTATACGTGGTGCTGTCGGACCTGGACAGGGAGGGTCTCCGTCTTGTTCAGGGGTACCAGGTGGTTCAGGTGTGTCTGGTGGATCAGGTGTATCGACTTCTGTATTAACACCTTCTGGTTCATCATCACTTTCTACTGTAATAGTTTGCCAACTTAATGATCTAGCATCATAGTTAGGTGGTTCATAATATGGCATACCTGCATCACATAATACCGTATTTCCTTTAGGGTCATCATTGACCAACATCTTATTATTATTTCCTTTCGTATTCTCCTTGTGTACTTTGACACAACCAGGCATATCAACTACAGGAGTACCAACCACTGTAGTAACTGGAAGTACTAATCCCTGAACAGCAGGTGTATCATTCATCCACGATCTATCTGCAATATAATTTGTCCCTATAGGTCGTACAAAAGGTGTACGTATCCTTAAAAGATTAATCCCCGTACCATTGACAGTTATGTCATTGATACGAGGACCATTAATGGTTACGTTTGGTACGTTAATGTTACCCACGAGTTTCTTCTATTGCTTCTTTGATTACAGTCTTTAACTGTCTTAGTTTCTTCTTACCAAGACCTGCTCTTGTATCTATCTTAACCTTTAACCAATACACAAAGGCAAGTACAAGTATAAACTGAATACCTTCTGACCAAGATAGGTTCCACGCTTCATTTAAGTCAAGCGATGCTGCTGCTAATAAATTAATCATTTTTGAGGAATTTGATTTTTATAATTTTGTGGGGTTGGTAGACCTTTGACATTACCAGTGGTCTCTGGCCAACTATCCCAGATTGCTTTCTGGACTTCTTCCCTGATTATCAAACGGAGTTCTGATTCCTGTGCCTTAGCACGTTTCTCAGGACCACCAGTTTGTTGGTCGATGATGTGTCCACCACCGACAAACGTACCAGTTCCGACTACAGCAATTGCTGTACCAGTAGAAGTAATCTTTTGTATATCCATTAGAAAGCAGGAACTGCTTTGGCAGGATCTATTTCCATTGGTGCTTGAGGAGCAGCCATATCAGGAACAGTTCCCTTAAGGGCACCACCACCAATACCACCAAGTGCACCACCACCAAACGATCCTAGTGCTTTCTCAGTCACTGAATTTATGATGGCATCTTTATTAAGATACACGTAACCACCAACACCGACAACGGTAATAGATACAACGCTAGACGCAATAGCGAGTACATTTATAATCTTTTGCATTTTAGTTTTTATAGCAATGGTATTTAGCTTACCACAACTTCACCAATAAGCCAACTGGGTGTGGTCTGTATGAGAGAGTCAACTGCTCTAATGACGTGGAGAGTATCTTCAACTGCTTCCTCTGGTACCACTAGACAGAATCCTATACCCATATTAAATGTCTTCTTCATCTCTTCCTCTGGTATCTCACCAGCAAGCATAATCTTACTAAAGATATCAGGCATCTTCCAAGAATTATAATCAACTCTTGCTTCTAATCCATCAGGAATACAACGTGGTAAGTTATCTGGTATACCACCACCTGTTATATGTGCCATACCAAGTATGGGAACGTTATCTACGAGTGTCTTAACCAGTTTTGAATAGATCTCAGTTGGTTGTAACAATTCTTTAGGATAGTCTTTATAGTATAACTTTTGTCTCCATAGCATATCATTGATAAGACTATAACCATTACTATGCAGTCCACTACTACCAATACCTATGATCTTATCTCCCTTCTTTATATCTCTACCGTCAATTACATTTGCTTCTTCTACAACACCTGTACAAAACCCTGCTAGATCATAGTCCTTAGCAAACCTACCGTGTTCAGCAGTCTCCCCACCTAATAGTTCTATACCTGCTATCTTACATCCTTCAATTATACCTTGTACTATCTTTTCACAGTTCTCATCTAACTTAGGTGTTGATATGTAATCTAAAAAGTACAATGGATCTGCACCACAGCAGATCACATCATTAACACACATAGCTACCAGATCTATACCAATAGTAGTATAGTCACCTGCTACCTGACATATATTAATCTTTGTACCTACACCATCAGCACCAGAAACCAATAAAGGTTTCTCGTATCCTTCAGGTATCTTGTACATACCATTGAATCCACCTATAGAAGGTGCAGACTCTCTGATCTTGTCAACGAATGCTTTACCTGCTTCGATGTCAACACCAGAGTCTTTGTAATTCATAGTACTTCTTCTTGGCAATTATCATTAAGATCTTCTACCATTGTACCACCTATATCGCTCCCTGCGTCCATTCCTATCATCGTAGCAGCACCAGCAAGTACCCAACCAACAAAAGGAACAGAGGAGAGACTAGGAGCAACAGCAGCACCAACGCTAGCCCCGACAAGCCTTCCCGATTGCTCTCCTCCACCGACCGCCTTGATACAGGCGACAGACTTTTTTCCTTCTTCTCCTGCTGCACCTCCTGAGTTCTTCCCTTGAAGATGCCTTGCACCGTCCATTGTGTACTCTTCAAAGCCTTCATACGTGTTGTTACCCAACCCAAGAAAGCCTGCTTTCTTCTTCACATCCCTTTCCACACGAAGTATCTTAGGATCATTAGACCTATAGTTTATCTTATATCCTTCTTTACTTGCTTCAACAGCATAGGATGTATAAGGACCAACTGGTAGGTTGAGCTGAGGGAGTCTACTACGAGTGGCAAGCATACCAATCATACCTATATGACTCACACCTAGGAGACCTCCTAGGGAAATAATAAACCACTTGTTCATAACTTAAAGTTTGTAATTGTTATCCTCTTTCTTAGGATCTACAGCAATAATTTTTAAAGGAGCTTGTTCGATTACAAGAGTTTGAGTAGGACCACCGTTCTTACCTACACCATTTCCATTACCATTTTGTCCATTCATTTTCATAGTACCGTCACCTTTTTTAGATGCAGTTTGAATCCCAAAGCTAGCTAAAACCCCCGTAAAAACCGAGGCTATGAAAGTCGGGTCGATCTTTTGTTGTGGTACTCCTGGGATGGCAACGTAATTTAATGTGAGTATTCCGCCACTCCAAACCAACACGCCAAGGCGAACAAATGTACTAATGATAGCAGCTTGCTCATCCTCATC